AAGGCGAGTTGCACGAAGTGGTCATTCAGTTGATTCCAATTTCTGGCACCGTTGACTACAAAAAATTGTGCGCCGCGTACAACATCACTGACGACGTCTTAGAAACTTTCCGCAAGGCAGGTCGTGCTGACATTCGTGTTACCCCAGCAAAATAAATTACTTGAAAGACCAAAATGAACTTCTTCAGAACACAACCTAACCCACACGCTCCAGTCCACATCATCGTTGTGGAGATCAGCGACAAGACTCAGCACACAGATGGCTGGGTATCACGCAATGACTTCAAAACCCTTGAGCAAGCTGAAGAGGTGGCAGAAGCCGCCAGCCGCTTTGAGGGCTTGGACTACATTGCTACTGATGCTGGTGACTACTGCTCACCACGTTACGACGTGATCAAAGCTCCTCAGCATTTGGCTCCAGTCTCCTACTGCTTCAACGGTGACTACTACCCTTGCGGACACATCAAGTCCATCAGCAAGACCATGAAGAAAATCACCACCACCACAGGCAAGACTTTCTACCGTCGTAAAAACACAGGTTGCTGGTTGGCTAACGGCACATGGTCAATGGTTGAAGGTCACATCGAACAACGCAACCCAATGTTCTGAAAGAACCATCATGGCAAACGAAATTGAAACATCAATTCAAACAAAGGACGGCGCCCGTGTGGGCGTTGACCAGTACGACGAAAGCATTTGGCTTTCCCTGCAAGGTCGCCGTGCCAGTATGCACGTTATCCTGACCCGTGCCGAGGCTGAGCAACTGCTGGTCAACCTGAAACTCGTGCTTGCCCAAGAGGTGACAGCATGAGCGAGACCAACATGAGCCCATACATCAAAGGTTTCAACGCAGGGGTTGACTGCGTCCTGACCGAAATTGAGCGACTTGAGAAAAAGGGCTCTCTGAGCCTCGAACAGCTTCTCAAGCACCTTGACCCTCAACGAGACCAGAAAACGGCTCAAAAGCCCGATAAAGGGGCTTCCTGATGCTGTCTGTGATCAAGAGCATACGAGGTACGCTCCGCGAAATACCTGATGGCATGACCTTAGAGGAATTGTCTGAACTGCTAAACAGACCAAAGAGCAACGTCAGGAAGGTGTTAAAAGCCATGCCTGACGTGTACATAGATCGATGGGAAGTAGCACCGAGGGGGCAGTACAAAGCCGTATGGTGTGCCTGCATTCCCCCTACCGATTGTCCAAGACCAGACGGGAGAACAGATGACTAAACCTAAGCTAAAAGTGGTATTTCAAGAGGGTTGCTTTGATGACTTTGATGGCACACCAGACGAGCTGGCTGAGATGATTGCTGAGCTACACCGCATGGCGGCAGACGGAACCATCATGGACGACGCAACGCCCTTAGATGACGACCAGATCGAGGAGCTTAATGAAATTCGAAGCAGACGGGAGCAAAGGCAATGAGAGACGAAGACGACGACATTCAAGAGTACGTTCGACTTTGGAAGAGGTTGACGGATGAGGAGATTCAGAAGGCTTTGGGCGTAACTGCTGAGAGCTCCAACTGGAACATGATCATGGTGCTCGAATGGGCAAAGAAGATCGAAACCGCTTTGCTTGAGAAGAACTCGTGAACCACATGCAGTTCAAGACTTCAGAGGAGCGCAGTGCGATAGCAAAGAAGGGTGTTGCTACGCGCAAAGCTAACAGAGAGCATCTTGAAAAGAAAAGGCAGGAAGCGCTGGTTTATCCTGAGTGGTTGAAGATTCAGATCGTTGCTCTTGAGACTAGGTTGGCTGAGCTAAGTATGTTTGAGAAGATGAGTGTTGTCTCAGCCGCTTTGACCAACAAAACCTTGCTTGATGGGGAACAGATTGCCAAGCTGGCACTGCCGTGGCAACGCTCAAGTGGGGTTTACTTTTTGGTACAAGATCAAGAGGTGGTGTACGTTGGGCAGTCAGTGAACATTTACTCTCGCATCGCACAGCACCCAGACAAGAAGTTTGACAAGTACGCTTTTGTACCTTGTGAGGTTGAGTTGCTGGACAAGTTAGAGTCGCTGTACATCCACACGTTGAAGCCACGCCTGAACGGTAACGTTAGCAAACAAGAGAAGAGCGCGCCAATACGATTGGACAATCTTTTGAGAATGATCTAAGGAGAAAAAATGAGCGAAGCAGAACTAAACATTTGGGAGAGGGCGCTGGGCTGGCGCAAAAGGCAGATGATCCAACGCCAGCTCGATCCCATCACAAACAAGATCAGGAACGACACGCTTGAAGAGGTGGCGAAGGAAGTGAATAACTTCAAAGCCTTCGAAAAAGACACCATGGCAAGCTTTGCCGCATACGTTCGGAGCATGAAGCGATGACGGGAACCACGGAGAAGACGGTTCAAGAGCTGGAAGAGCGCATACAGGAGCTCGAGTCAAAGCTGAAACACGCCACAGTAAAAGCCGCAAACCTAGAAAAACAAAACAAAGAATTCAAGCTAACCATCAAGGACATGGATAGAAGGATCATGAGGGGATTGAAGGACTGATTGCACACAAACGAAAAGATCCGTTAAACTTTGCGTTAAAGGAGTTCAGTGATGGCAAAGAAACCAAAAGATCTTTCCAGCGACACAGTCGCCGATGTGACAGGTAAGCCGCAAACAAAAGAAGTGACAAAGATGGGCAGACCATCGGTCTACTCAGATGAGTTAGCTAACGAGATATGCGTAAGGCTAGGATTAGGTGAGAGCTTACGCAAGATATGCTTAGATGAGCGTATCCCAAGCTTGGCTACTGTGATGACTTGGTTGTCGCGCAAGCCTGACTTTCTTGAACAATACACACGCGCACGTGAAATCCAAGCAGAGACGCAGTTCGATGAATTGATTGACATTGTTGACCAGCACCCTGATCTGGCTCACGTTGTTGGCAAGGATGGTGAGCTGGTCGAGGTCAAGTTCGACTCCTCCTACGTGCAGTGGATGAAGCTTCGGGTCGACACCCGTAAGTGGACAGCCGCTCGTATGGCGCCTAAGAAGTACGCTGAGTACAAACAACCCGAGGAGAAGGTCGACACAATGGTCATAGACGGCGAGATTAAGAACGTCATGGACGTGGCGATCAAGCGCCTTGAGCTAATCAGGATCGCTGAATGAGCGAGGTCGTTGACCAAGACGTTCTGGACATCCTTGCTGACCCGCAGATCCGCAAGAGCTTGGGCCCCTACCATGCGATGGCATACGCCAGACGCGCCAAATGGCTCTCAGGGGCGTTCAATCATCAGAAGCTACCCCAAGGTACATATTGGTCTATCTGGCTCATGCTGGCTGGTCGTGGAGCAGGTAAAACTAGAACTGCCGCGGAGCAACTTTGGTGGTGGGCATGGGAGAACCCCGGCACTCGTTGGCTGGTCTCCGCCCCTACCTCTATGGACGTCCGCGGTACATGCTTCGAGGGTGAGTCAGGACTCATGGCTGTGATCCCCGACATCCTGATCAGGGACTACAACAAAGCTCTGCACGAGATCGTGCTGATCAACGGGAGCCTGATCAAAGGCATCTCAGCCTCAGAACCTGATCGTTTCCGTGGTGGTCAGTACCATGGCGCATGGCTAGACGAGCTTGCGGCTTGGGACTACCTCGACGAAGCTTGGTACAACATACAGTTCGCCGTCCGCTTAAAGAAGGAAGACGGTCGCACCCAGATCATCGCCACGACTACCCCACGACCCAAAGACCTCATTGTGGAGCTTGTAGGGCGTGAAGGAGAAGACGTAGCTCTCACGACCGCATCTACCTACGTCAACCTAGCTAACCTCGCTCCTAGCTTCCAAAAGCAGATCCTGTCCTATGAAGGAACCACCATAGGAAGGCAGGAGATCCACGCAGAGCTGATAGACGCAGAGGAGTCAGGGATCGTCAAGCGCGACATGTTCAAGCTGTGGGCGCCAAACAAGCCGTTCCCTAAGTTCGAGTACATCCTGCAAAGCTACGACTGCGCCAGCTCGGAGAAGACTGTCAACGATCCGACAGCGGCTATTACCTTTGGCGTGTTCAAGCCCCTCGATGGCCCCATGTCCGCGATGGTGATCGACTGCTGGCAAGACCGCCTGCAATACCCAGACCTACGCCCCAAGGTGATTGAGGAGTACGACGTGGTCTATGGTGAGGGCAAGGACAAGAAGCGCGTTGACCTGATCCTCGTAGAAGACAAGTCCGCAGGCATAGCTCTTATACAAGACTTGCAACGTGGGCACTTGCCTGTTCGGGCGTATAACCCCGGTCGCGCAGACAAGATCCAACGTCTGAACATTGTGTCGAACATCATTGCCGCTGGGCGTGTATGGATCCCTGAGAGCAGTGTCAGGAAGGGTTACGTCAAGGACTGGGCTGAGGGCTTCGTGTCCCAGATCTGTAGCTTCCCTGACTCTACGCACGACGACTTCGTGGACGCCTGCACCCAAGGCTTGCGGTTCCTACGTGATGCTGGCTGGCTAGACATCGATGGCGCTCCGAGGGACGACTATGATGATGACGACTACTTGGATAGCGGTATGGCTAAGAAGCGCGAGAACCCATATTCACAATGATGGACGAACGCCAACACCCAAGGTATCATTGGGCTAACAGCAACTCAGCGGGATAAGCCATGGCTGACGAAAACAAACCAGCGTTCTACCCACGAGTTGGGAACATCAAGGCAAAGAACTTCAAGTCGGCTCAGCCAATGCCGTTCATTGATGACGAACGTGCGATGGAACTTCCGCAGTACAGCGAGGTCATTCCTAAGTTTGGAAAGGTTGACCTCAGCGTCCCTACCAAAGAGAACCTAGAGCTGAACAGGCGCATCACACAACGCGATGCTGACCTCATGCGTCAAGTACAGGCTGACAGGTCTTTCCCAGAGAAGCTTGCTGGTGGCTTACAGGCTGGAAGGTTGATGGGTTCAGCCCTAGCTCAATCCGTTGCTTCTATCCCTACAGCGATCACCAAGGGCAGTAAAGCCGCTGAGGACTACATCGCCGAGAATATGTACAAGCCTACACAACCCTTGGCGTATGAGTACGCAGGTGACGTAGGTGACTTTCTTGAGAAGCTTGAGACGCAGTACAAGATTCCTCCCATATTGCCCGAGGCGGTGGCTTTGCAGTACTTGACAGGCCCTGCCACAGCCCAAGCCGTAAAATCGGCTGGTAAGGGAGCAAAGGCTATTGAGCGGCGCGCAAAAAAGGTTGATGGCGGTAAAGTCAACATCTCCAACAACCCAGACATCATGATGCTGGAGCTGGGCAACAGGCGCATGAAAGCAGGCGGCGTAGTTCGTATGGCAGGCGGTGGTGATCCATTAAAAGTATTGCGTGGCAACATCTTGGCTGGCGCTAGTTGGAACAGCCTTAACCAAACGCTTGGCAACCAACTGACACAGTTCAACGGTATGCCAACATTCAACACTTCTGTTGGTGGCGCTACGACCGCGGACACTTACAAGCAGTTGATTGACTTCATCAATGCTGGCGGATCTTTTGATCCCAATGCCATTGTGTATTTGCAGACAGGTGGCGTGGACTTCTTAAACGGCGTACCCAAA